GTGGGGCGCTCGACGTTTTTTAATGCAAGCAATTTGCAATTAGGACAACCCACGACCATGCCACGTAAAACCAAAAAATCCCGCGCCGCCGAACTCGGCATTACGGTCAACGTATTGAACAATGCGAGCAACCAAGGTGTGGACATTTGGCAGGACAAAGCGATGCTGAAGTGGCTTGAAACGAACAGGCCACGGGTGCCGGCTGATGCAGCCATCCCCGCTGGTGACTCGGCGATGGACGCCCACACCATCGAGGCTATCAAGGACGAGATCACCAAGGCGACCGATTACAACACGGTAAAGATACTCAACGAAAAACTCAAAGGCATCCAGATGGCTGTGAAGGTGCAAAAGGAAACCGGCGAGCTGGTGGGGCGCGATGCTATGCGGGAGAACGATACGCGGATTGGCGCGGTCGTAAAAGCTGGCGTCCTCAAGCTGTGCAATGATGCAGCCCCAGTCGTGGAAGGGCTAGACGCGGCTGCGGCTCATAAGGTGCTACGGCTCCAAGGTGACGAGATTCTAAATATGATGGCCGACGAGCAAGGAGCATTCTGGAAAGGGTTGGACGACTTATGAGCAAGGCATTTCGAGCGGCGATCGCGGCATCCACCCGCCTTAAGCCGTGGCAATGGGCAGCTAAGAATGTCAGAATCGCCAACTCTGAGCGGTCGCCCAAGTATGACCCAGACCAAACGCCTTGGTGGCAACAACCAATGGAGTGTGCGGCAGATAGCGGCACGCGGCAAGTCGTAGTGGTTGCGCCGACCGGTTCGGGCAAATCCACAATGGCAGAGGCGCTGATTCCCTACATCGTAGCGGAAGACCCAGGCCCGATGCTCTACGCCTGTCAAACGGACGCGGATGCTAAGTTTTGGGGCGAATCAAGATTAAAACCTGCGCTCATGTCCTGCCCATCGATCGCCGGTTTGTGGCCAAAAGACAGACACGCCAGCCGCAAGCTTGAAATTATGTTCCCGCACATGCCGCTCATCCTTGGCGGTGCCAACCTGTCAAACTTTCAAGAGAAATCTGTGCGGTGGTTGTTTGGCGATGAGGTGTGGGCATGGAAACCTGGCCTACTGCGCGAATTTAAGGCTCGGCACCACAATCGATGGAACCGCAAAGAGTTTCTCGTGAGCCAGGGCAGTCTTGCTGGCGAGATTGACGAAGATGACGAACCTGTTGGTGGTGATGAGTTTTGGCACGAATGGATGAAGACAGACCAAGGGTGCTTCTCTTGGATGTGCCCCGAATGCAAGGCGGAACAACCGTTTGATTTTTCCAAGATTAAGTTTGAGAAGATTGAGCGTGAATCTGGCACCATTGACGAGCAGGCATCGAGCAAAACTGCGCGGATGTCGTGCCGTGAATGCGAGGCTGAGTTTCCCGACGATGTGCAAGTGCGTAGAAAGCTGGCCATATCCAACGTGGATAATGGTAACGGTGGCTACATCGCAACGCGCGAAGGTTTGGATCATCTGCGCGGGTTTCGCATTGATTCGACCGCGGTTTGGTGGGTGCCGTGGGCGGATGAGGTATTGGCGTTCCTAGAGGCTACGCGGATTGCAAAATCAGGCAACGTGGACAAGCTGCGACAATTTACACAGAAGCGCCGCGCTGACTTCTGGACAGATGACCTCGGCATGGCACGGGTTGAGGTTGGCAAATCGGCTGATTTTAGCAAGCCCGACCATGAGGATGGCGAGCAAATCGAAGACGAGGTGGCACGCTTCGCCACGGTTGACGTTGGTGGCGATCATTACTGGATGACGATATGTGCATGGAAACAAGGTGGCAAGTGCCGCGTGCTTTGGGAAGGATATCACCCGAGCGATGGAGCGGATGAAACGGCGATGGCCACGCTGATCAACTGCTACAATGTTGACTCTCGCAGGGTGTTCTTAGACATCGGATATGAGCAAGACCGCGTTCTGGACCTCTGCGTGACGCACGGGTGGATTGGTATCAAAGGCGACGGCAACCACCAACACTTCAACCACCCAGCCGCCAATGGCCGGCAAATTGAAAAGCTTTACTCCAAGATTAGGCGCGCTCGCGCCAAGAGTGGCGGCATGGCTCACTTCATCTTGATTGCATCAAACCCAATCAAAGACATCCTTGCTCGCATGGTGGGCAATGGCGACCAGTTGGAGTTTCCCGCCGACCTATCAAAGACATTTGAAAACCATATGAAGTGCGAAAAGCGCATTGTTGAAAAACATAGCAAGACAGGCGCGGAAAAAGTCATTTGGCAACGACCGCACAACCGCGCAAACCACCTCTGGGATTGTATGTGCTACCAAGTTGCAGCAGCCTTAATTTTCTCAGTCTTCGATGATGTCTAATTTGACATTCGCCTAAATCCTAATAAACCGTTGGAAGTGAATGTAGCGCGCACAGGGAACACCATCTATTTTGCCCTTAAAGATGATGCGTCGGCGATTTCATCAATTCGCGCTGAGTTTGCCGCGCTCGCTTTGTCGATTGCTACGGACCCAGCAGCAGCCGCCACGGTAACGTCCGCCACGATTAACAATCAAACCTTCTCAAGCACCCCGCTTATGTCTAATGGTCAACGATTTGACCTGTTGCGCTACGTTATTGCGTGCGTCGATAACGGAGGCACGATTTCAAGCACGCAACTGACTAGGTTTTAATCATGGCAATTCTTAACCAATACGGGCAACCATACACATTTGTTCATGCGGCTGACCGCGTAAGCAATCGCACACCTCAATATCAAGTCCGCAATGAGGATATTGACCGACTAATCCCGTCACATGACCGACGGACACTGACTAGCCTTTCCAATCGCCTATTCATGAATATGGGCGTGCCCCGCGCCTGTGTCCTACAGAAGGCGGACTACTCGGTGGGCGAGGCTTGGATTCCATCATATAAGGGCAAGGATATGGACAAAGGCCAAGAAGCATCACGCTTTATGCACGATGTATGGCTGCCACGTTGTGACATCCGCGGTGGTATCTTTGACTGGTGGAAAATGCTGGAGTTGACATCCATTGCAATCGACCGTGACGGCGACATTTTCTGGGTAATGGTCAAAGGTTCAGACGGTTTCCCGCGCATCCAGTTGATTCCAAGCCATCGCTGCTACGACAGGGAAACCAAGCAACGTGTCAAAGCTGGAAAATGGGAGGGCTACCGCATTATCGACGGTATTATTTACTACGCCAGCGGAGCACCTGCGGCCTATCGATTCAACAAGGGCAAAGACGGCAAGGAAGACTTTGAAGACATTCCAGCCAGTGATGTCATACACACCTTTGACCCGTCACACTCAGAGCAAGGCCGCGGCCTACCAGCATTCACCCACGCTCTTGAGGGTTTGAAAATGTCGCTATTTTCCACAGATGACGAACGAATCCGCCAGCAAATCGTCTCAAGACTACACCTCACCATCTTTAATGACACTGGAGCGCCAGACATGGACGCTCCCGAGCGATTCCTGAGCACCGACACGGGCGCCGCGGCTGACTTCTCAACCGAGCTATTCCCAGGCGGCGTAAAGTATATGCCGTCAGAGGGCAATCAGCGCATCGAGCAGATGAAGCACGAAAACCCTGGACCAATCTGGGAATCGTTCCAAGACCGAATCAACCGCGACGCAATTATTCCTGTGTGGTCATACAACGTGTGGAAAGGCTCAGGGCAGGGCACGGATAGCCGAGCAGAGGTGATGAAGTGCCGCCGATTCGTAACCAAGCGGCAAAGCGTCCTGTGGTATGCTGCAAAGCGCGCGTTCACATGGGCCTATGCCGTGTTTGCCGAGCAAGGCCGCGTTCCAGTGGTTAGCGCTCCAGGTAGCTGGTCGTTTTCTTACCCGCCACGCTTGACTGTTGACGATGGCCGCGAAAGCAAGATGGAATTACAGGAGCTAGTCACAGGTTCGCGCAACTTGTCCGAGGTCCTAGAGGCACGCGGACTGCACGAAGATGACTTTTTGCTAAACCGCGCCCGCTCAGTGGCTAAACGCAAAGCTATTGCAGCACAGGTGACTGCGGAGGCACGCAAACAATACGGCGTAGATATTACCATTGAAGACCGCGAAATGTTCATGCAAACCCCCAACGAGGTGAGCGAAGAACAAGAAGCGCCAGAACCCCCCAACCAAAACGACGATGAAGAATCTGATTGAAAAATTTGACAACAAATCCGGCGTAATCCGTCTCGACGAGGCGGTTTACAAAGAAAAAATGGACATCCTGCTTAAGGAAATATCCACCATTTTTGGTGCCAGTGCCGCAGACGAAGGCGAATACACCGGCGAGCTAACCAACTGCATGGACAATGCTGTCGATGAGTTGGAAATAGTTATCCACTCACCGGGTGGCAGTGTCTTTGATGGTTATACGCTCTACAATGAAATCCTAGATATGCGTGGTCGTGGCGTCAAAGTGACAGCCACTATCAACTCGCTGGCTGCATCCATGGCATCAGTGATTGCAATGGCGGCTGACACCATCCGCATGGTGCCAACCGGACAGATGATGATTCACGACGTATCAATGGGCATTCGCGGCAATGCTGGCGACCTAACCAAAGCCGCTAAACAGTGCGACGAAATGAGCGCGCAGATTGCGGAAATCTACTCTAAGCGCACGGGGATCGGAATCGACGAAGTGCGCGCCTCAATGAAAGAAGAAACATGGATGACCGCGGACGCGGCTCTAGCCACTGGATATATCGATGAGATATTTGACATTGGCGCAACTCAAGATACAACCAAACTCAATATGAAGCTTTTAGCCACACTATTCCCAGATAAAGCGGATGAAATTGCAAAGTTTGAAGCTCAAGTGGCTGAAAACGACACTCTCCGCGCCGACCTTGAAACCGCCGAGGCAAAGATTACCGAGTTGACCAATCTCAGCCAAGTGGTTGCGGAAAAGGAAACCGAAATAACCAATCTCAGCGCTGAAGTCTCAGACCTTAAAGAGGACGTTAAAGACCTTGCTGGAAAGCTCGCGGAATCAGTTGAGTCTGCACCAAAGCAAGCTGTTGCAATGCTCGCTCAAGTCGGACAGCCGGAACCACTCGCAGAAACCGACGAAGGCAAAGTTAGCCACCTCAAAGCATGGGGCGAAATCGCAGACCCAGCCAAGTCGAATGCATATTTCAAAGAGCACCAAGCGGCGATCAAAGCAGAATCCCGCGCATAACCACAATCTATTCTCACACTAACTAAACAACACAATGGCCACGCTATTTAACGATAAAATCTATTCGCAGGAGGTTTTCCAGCAACTCACACCGTTGCTAACTCCTTTCCGCGCTTTCGCAAGCGACATCTCACCTACCGCCAAGCAAAAGGGCGACAGCGTGATTGTTCCGCTATTCGGTAACACCTCCACCACGACATTCACACAAGCCTCTGGCGTGTATGAGCAAGACGGCGGCTCGATCTCCGCGATCACGGTCAACCTCGACAAGCGCGACATCACACCAGTCTCTTTGACTGCACAGCAACTTGCTGAGTCAAGCGCCGGTGGCAACCTGGACGCATTTGCCTATCAAATGGCATCCTCGCACGCAGCTCGCATGAACTCCCACTTGTTCGCCGCCATCACAACTGGCAGCTTCGGCACCGCCGCCGTGTCCACTGCAATCGTCAACTACGACCGTGACGTCCTCCCGCTCATCCGCAAAGCTCACATCAATGCAGGTGTCCGTGGTCAGAAATCACTCATCATCAACCCAGATGTGGAAGCTAATTTCCTCGGGGATGACAAGTTGACTCTTGCCCTGAACCGTGGCAACCCAGAAGCAATGACCGAGGGCAACCTTGGCCGCCTTTACGGGTACGACACTTACTGCGCACCGGAGCTCGGAGCAAACAGCATCTCGCTTGTTGGTTTCGCAACTGGTCGCAACGCAATGGCTGTAGCCTTCCGCGGTTTGGATGATGTTCTCCCTGAAGAAGAATACGCAGCAGTGGAAGTTCTCACCGACGAGGAAAGCGGGTTCTCCATGCTTTACACTCGCCACTGGAATCGCGCCGCTGGCAAATGGCAAATGAACATGCATTCACTCTTCGGCTTTGCTAACGCTGTGACCAACGAGTTGAAACTTCTTGTCCGCACAGACTAAACCCTGGCCGATCCAATCCAAAGCCCCTGCCAATCTAAACGGTTGACAGGGGTTTTTTTTATCCATACGTTTTCCGCAAATGAAAAAGGAAAAAGTGAGCCTGTGCTGCATTACTGGCAATTCGGAGAAATACATTAACCGCTTCTTGGATTCATTTCAACCGCACGTTGATGAGGTGGTGATGGTCCGCGCAATAGGCAACCAGACAGCAGATAAAACTATAGAGATAGCCAAAAAGCGTGGCTGCATCATTGGTGAGTATGAGAACACGACACACCCCGAGTGGCCGCACGTTGACAACTTCGGCGCGGCTCGAAACGTAGCATTTGATATGGCAAGCCATGACTGGGTGATGTGGGCAGACCTAGACGATGTTTTAGAGGGCGGAGAACACATCAAAGCGGAGTTGGCATTGATGCCGGCGGATTGTCTAGCAATGTCGGTGCCTTATGATGTAACCGACGATCAAGTAAGGGTGATGCGAGAGCGAATCATCCGCAAAGGTGCCACACGGTGGAAAAGCGCCGTCCATGAGTGCCTTGATTTCCCAACGAGCGTCAAAACCGCTGAAACCAACCGCTTTCAGACCGTCCACAAGCCACTGGGTAGCCGTGGTGCCAATGACGAGCGCAACGTGCGCATTCTGGAAAGCCTTGAGTCACCCACTGGCAGTGAGCGGTTCCACCTGATCCAATCTCTGCGCGCAGTGGGCCGTATTGAGGATGCGCTAAAGCTGGGCGCGGATACCCTCACCAACGCACCAGAAGACCTTGGCAAGCCGGAACTGTATGAAACCGCATTCACCTTAGCGCAACTAGCCCAAGACGATCGCCACCGCTCACAGTTGATGTGGCACGCGCTATCCATTGACCCGTCACGCCGCGAGGCATACGGCGACTTGGCGATGGGTTGCATTGCCCGCAACGAGGGTGAAAGCGCACTTGGCCTTGTCCAAGCCATGAATGGCCTACCAATGCCCGCCACGCCACCGTGGAACCTTCGCCGCAAGTATTATGGACACCTAGCCCCACTACTGCATGGGGCGGCTCTACGGGCGAATAACAACCAACTAGAGGCAGATGCCATCGAGCGCAACCACTTCATGCGCAACGGCGCAAAAATCAGTTTGCTGCACGCCACCCGAGGCCGACCAGCCCAGGCATCACAAGCACGCTGGCAATGGATGGACAAAGCGAAGAATCCCGATGCCGTGGAACACATCTTTGCACTTGATGTGGACGATCCCGAGTCTCACGGCTTACGCATCCACAAGCATGTCTGGTGCGCCGGTGGCGGTGGTCCAGTTGAAGGGTGGAACCATGCAGCCAAAGCCAGCGCGGGCAAGGTTCTGGTGCAAATGTCAGACGATTTTGAGCCGCCGTTGCATTGGGATGAAATGATACTTGATGAGCTTGGCTGCTTGGATGAAGAAAAGATTCTAGCTGTGGCGGACGGCAACCGTAAAGATGACTTACTTTGCATGGCTATTATTACCCGCAAGCGTTACGATGCGCAGGGCGGGCACATGTTCCACCCTGAGTTTTTCTCGATGTGCTCGGATAACTGGTTCAGCGATCAAGCCTTTGCGTCTGGGCACCTTGTGGATGCACGCGACAGCATCACCTTCCAGCACAACCACCCAGCATTTGGCAAGGCGGAGATGGACGAGACATATGCGCGATCCAATGCCAAGCATCATTATGTGTGGGGCGAGGGAATTTACCGCCGACTAAAGCAAGGCGTCAAACTGTCCGCTGATATGCGCGGGTGGTTTGATTTCCGCCAACTATACGACCTTTTAGCGTTGCAGCTCAAGGATGGGCAGTCACACGTTGAAATTGGTGTTTGGGAGGGTAAGTCGATCAGCTATTTGTATGACCGATTGGAAGACTTGGGCAAGAGGGTCACACTGACTGGAGTGGACACATTTGAGGGCGACCCAGAAGCAGGTGTGGGCAACACGCTAGATGCTTATCGCTCCAATATCGGCCAGCGCGAAATCAGAGAGGCACAATCACTCAGCGTGGATGCTGCCACCACCTTTGAGGACTCAAGCCTAGACTCAATCTTTATCGATGGAGCGCACGACTACAAATCCGTGTTGGATGACGTCCGATCGTGGCTGCCTAAACTTAAAACAGGCGGCGTTTTAGCCGGCCATGACATTGACTCCCTAGAAGTCCAGAAAGCACTAGACGAGGCTGACATCCCGTGGGCACGCCTTGGGCGTTGCTGGGTGATGACAGAAGCCAAACCAAACAAAGACACGCAATGAAACTCAGCATCCTCACCCCAACCATACCTGGCCGCGAGGCGCAGGTGCAAGCGCTCAGCCAGAAGATTGCCGAGCAGACCGGAACGGCAGACGTTGAACACCTAGTTTTATCTGATAACCGCAAACGATCAATCGGAGCAAAGCGGCAAGCGCTTGTGGACATCGCCCGTGGCCAATATGTGGCATTTTGTGATGATGACGATGATATTGCGGACATTTACGTGCAAAGCATTCTACAAGCCATTAAATCAGACGCGGATGTAGTAACATTTAAGCAGCAATCAAGCTATAACGGCGCGCGCTCGACAGTTGTATTCCACCTTGGCCAAGGTGATCATCCATACAAGCCAGATGGCATCACCAAGCGCGATGCTTGGCACGTATGCGCTTGGCGGCGCGATTTGGTGCGGACGTGTCTATTTGGTGAATGCAACTACGGTGAAGACTTGATTTGGTGCCGCCAAGCTAGAGCAAAAGCCAAGACCAGTGTCCACGTTGATAAGGTTCTGCACACATATATTCACGACGCAAGCACCACAGCAGCG